CAAATGTTGGTACATATACAAAAATTGGTAATATAGTTCATTGTGCGGTCAGATCTTTTTATGTGCCAACATCAGGAACAATACCAACTGCTTACAATATAACTTTACCTTTCCAAGCTAAGAACAACGGGGGTCTAGCAGGTAGTGGTAGTGGTCGTGAAATCGCACAAAACGGAAAAAGTCTGTTTATTGAAATTGATGGTAATCAAACTGCTGGAAAAATTAAATGCAAAGATGGTAGTGCGCCCCCAGCTAATGCGTACATTGATTTAAGTTTTACGTATCAAGCAGGTTAACAATAATTATGTCTAGTGGATTCTAGGCACGGAGAAGGAAAAATAAAATGGCATTAACAAAAGAAACAATAGAAGACAAAATAGAAATTGTAGGAGAACATAGAAATATACAAATTCGTACTGCTACAATTATCAAAGAAGATGGTGTAGAGATAAATAGGTCTTTTCATAGACGCATATTAGATTGTGTATCATCTGTACAAAACGATGACGACTCTTGGACACATACAGATACGGATGTATCAGGTGAGTCTACAGAGGTTCAAGGTATATCAACAGCAGTTTGGACAGACGCAGTTAAGATTGCAAAAAGAACTGTTAACGAAAACACATAATCTTAAAATACTTTCATTTTATTTCAGATAAGGGGAGATATCGACTGTTTTGAATGTCGTTGTCTACTAAATACTTGCATAAGAATTTAAAGAATTTCAAAACCATTCACAAATAGGAATCACACACATGGCAACACAGAACAAATTCGTAATAGAATATGGTTTAAGCGTTGGGTCAACTGATGTTATCGACTCTAATGGAAAGGTGGTTGCAGCTGCAATCTCCAACTTAGACACGGATGACTTATCAGAAGGTTCAACTAACCTCTTCTTCACAAACGCAAGATTTAACTCAAGCTTTGATACAAGACTATCAACTGCAACCATTGATGGAGGGTCTATCTAATGGCTGGTGAAAAGAATTTCATAATCAAGAATGGTCTAACAGTAGGAACTACTGAAATAATTAGTTCTTCAGGTATAGTTGCTGGTTCAGCAGTTAACGAAGCAATTGATGACAGACTTAACAGTACACTTGTTGCTGGTTCGGGTATCTCACTTGCATATGATGATGGTGCAAATACTTTAACAGTTACAGGTAATGTTGGTGATATCACTGGTGTGAATGCTGGTGCTGGTTTGACTGGTACTGCTACTTCAGGTGATGCAACATTAAACATTGGTGCTGGAACAGGTATTACAGTCAATACAGATACAATCGAGATTGATACAACTTTGGTTGCAACATTAACAGGTACACAGGGTTTAACAAATAAAACAATCACAAGTCCAGTAATAAACACTGGTGTAAGTGGTTCTGCAATACTAGACTCAGACACTATGTCGGGTGCAAGTGCAACAACACTTTCATCTTCAGAATCTATTAAAGCATATGTTGACTCACAAGTTCAATCAAAAGATGCATTATCAGAACTTTCGGGTTCTACGGATGACGTTTCAGAAGGCGGAACTAACCTATACTTCACAGACGAAAGAGTTGACGACAGAGTTAATTCATTAATCGTTGGTGGAACAGGAATCACATCTACATACGATGACACTGCTGGAACACTAACACTTACTTCAGAAGTTGGAGATATCACTTCGGTAGTTGCTGGAGATGGTCTAACAGGTGGCGGAACTACTGGTGACGTTACACTTGCAGTTGGAGTAGATGGTTCTTCTGTAGAATTATTTTCAGATGCACTAAGAGTTAAAGCTGGTGGTATTACAGATGGTATGTTAGCTGGTAATATTTCAAACAGTAAACTTACTAATGCAGGTCTAACAGTTAACGGTGCAACAATAGCATTAGGTGCAACTGGGTCATTTAATACAGATGCAACTTCAGAAGGTTCGTCAAATCTTTATCATACAACAGAAAGAGTTCAAGATGTTGTTGGTACAATGGCGACTGCTGGAACAAACATAACACTTGCATACGATGACTCTGCTGGAACACTTACAATTAACTCTTCAGGTAAAACACAAGAAGAAATAGAAGACATCGTAAACGGATTAGTAGTTGGTGGAACAAACATCACATCTACATACGATGACACTGCTGGAACACTTACACTTGCTGGTTTATCAGATGCCGATATAAGAGGTCTAGTATCTGCTGGTGGTGATTTATCATACAACAGTTCAACTGGTGTAATCTCGTTCACAGAAAGAACAGATGCAGAGGTTAGAGGTTTAGTTTCAGTAACAGATACGGGTGGAGATGGTTCACTTGCATACAATAGTTCAAATGGTGTAATAACATACACTGGTGCAAGTGCATCGGAAACAAGAGCTCACTTAAGTGGTGGAACTGGTGTAACATACAGTGGTGGTAATTTCAGTATTGGTCAAGCAGTTGCAACTTCGAGTGATGTTGCATTCAACGACTTGACACTTGCTGGTAACCTAGTTGTTAATGGTACTACTACTACAGTTAGTTCAACTAACACAACCATGACAGATGGTTTAATCGAACTTGGATACGGAACTACAGGAACACCTGCTAACGATACTGGTATCGTTATAGAAAGGGGTGATTCTGCAAACGCATTCATCGGTTTTGATGAGAGTGCAGATAAGTTTACAATGGGTACTGGTACATTTACTGGTGCAACCACAGGTAACCTATCAATCACTACAGGAACTTTAGTTGCCAATGTTGAAGGAAACTTAACAGGAAACGTAACTGGTACAGTTTCTAGTTTATCTAATCATTCTACTAGTAATGTATCTGAAGGGTCAAACCTGTACTTTACAAACGAAAGAGCTCAAGATGCAGTCGGTGGTATGTTTACAGGTAATACTGAATCAGGTATTACAGTTACATATAATGATGGTGACAGTACAGTAGACTTTTCAGTCGGTACACTTAACCAGTCAACAACAGGAAACGCTGCAACTGCAACAGTATTGCAAACTGCAAGAACTATATCAGGTGTATCATTCAATGGTTCTGCAAATATTACACTAAACACTAGTGCCATTACTGAAAACGGTAATTTATATCACACCACTGCAAGAGCAAGAAGTGCATTATCACACACTGCAGGAACAGGTGGATATAATAGTTCTACAGGTGTTATTTCAGCACCTACACATACTTCACACTTGACAAATAACTCAAGTTTTGCAGTTACAGGTGCAAGTGCATCGTTTACAACATTGAGTACTACAAACGCATCCAATAGTGGTGGTGTTGCTAGGAATGTTTACCAATCAACATCAGCCCCAACAGCAGGTGCTGGTATAGTGGGTGATTTATGGGTACAATATTCTTAACATAAATAAGATTAATAATTTCTTTTATAGGATAAAATAGGATGAGTCAAAAGGTAAAAACACCTTCGGGTTGGAATTCAACCCAAGGTGCTTGGGTTAAAACAGCATCAGGTACATGGAAAGCTGTATCTGATATACAAATAAAAACGCCGACTGGGTGGGTTGCAGCCTCAGGTCAACGAAACACACAACAACCATACCCTGCAAATAGTCAGACATCGTACCCTGCAAATAGTCAAACTGCCTATCCTGCAAGTAGTCAGACACCATTTACTTATCCTGCTTCAAGACAGAATACTTATCCTGCAGCTGCTCAGACACCGTTTACTTATCCTGCTTCAAGACAGAATACTTATCCTGCTTCGAGTCAGACACCGTTTACTTATCCTGCTTCAAGACAGAATACTTATCCTGCAAGTAGTCAGACACCGTTTACTTATCCTGCGTCAAGACAGACAGCATATCCTGCAAGTAGTCAGACACCGTTTACTTATCCTGCAAGTAGTCAAACACCATATCCTGCTGGGTATCAGATACCCTTTACTTACAGTGCAAATGCTCAAAGTACATATCCTGCGATATATCAGATACCATTTACTTACAGTGCGTCAAGTCAGACACCGTTTACTTATCCTGCGTCAAGACAGACAGCATATACAGCGAATACACGGATATCTGCTAGACAACCAGTTAATGGTCAAACTAATTATCCTGCAATTTATATAGCACCTGCTAGACAACCAGTGAGTGGTCAGACTCCGTATCCTGCTGGGTACATTGCATCTGCTAGACAACCAGTGAATGGTCAGACTCCATATCCTGCTACATATCAAGCTAGGTCTCCTAGAAATGGTCAAACACCATTTACTTATCCTGCTTCGTACACTGCTAGACAACCAGTTAATGGTCAAACACCATTTACTTATCAAGCTTCGTACATTGCTAGACAACCGTTTACTTATCAGATACCATTTACTTATCAAGCTTCGTACACTGCTAGACAACCATTTACTTATCAGATACCATTTACTTATCCTGCTAATTATACTGCATCTGCTAGGTCTCCAAGAAATGGTCAGAACCCATATCCTGCGATAACTGGTTATAGTGCAAATGCAAGGACTCCAACAAGAACTCCTTCAGGAATACCATATACCTTTATTCAGACGGTTCCAGTATCTCAACCTGGCGGCCCGCAAACGGCAGTGACACTAAACCAGTACAAGGGTGGGTCTTTTACTTTTAGACGACCTAATCCTTATAGTTTTACCACCCCTGCTAATGGTAACACCGAAACGAATGCTCAACAGCCGTATACTTATTTTGCGTTTACTAATTACACTGCTAGACAACCATTTACTTATCAGATACCGTATACTTACCCTGCTACATATCAAGCACCTGCTAGACAACCAGTGAATGGTCAGACTCCATATCCTGCAATTTATATCGCACCTGCTAGGTCTCCAAGAAATGGTCAGACGCCATATCCTGCAATTTATATCGCACCTGCAAGACAACCGTTTACTTATCAGATACCATATCCTGCAGCCTATCAAGCACCTGCAAGACAACCGTTTACTTATCAGATACCATATATTGCTAATTACATTGCTAGACAACCATTTACTTATCAGATACCATTTACTTATCCTGCTTCGTACATTGCTAGACAACCGTTTACTTATCAGATACCATTTACTTACAGTGCGAGTTATCCTGCTAGACAACCGTTCACTTATCAGATACCGTTTACTTATCCTTCAACGTATATTGCGAGACAACCTGCAATCTATCAAGTGAATGCAAGACAACCTGCTATATATCAAGCACCTGCTAGGTCTCCACATGCCTATATTGCAAGGTCACCAAGTATATACCAAGCACCTGCAAGACAACCTGCTGGATATGATGCAAGACAACCTGCTATATATCAAGCACCTGCAAGACAACCTGCAATCTATACTGCAAGACAACCTGCTATATATCAAGCACCCGCGAGACAACCTGCAATCTATATTGCAAGACAACCTGCTATATATCAAGCACCTGCTCGTCAACCTGCTATCTATATTGCGAGACAACCTGCAATCTATCAAGCACCTGCTCGTCAACCTTCGATTTATATTGCAAGACAACCTGCAATCTATCAAGCACCCGCGAGACAACCTGCGATTTATATTGCGAGACAACCTGCAACTTATATTGCACAACAACCTGCAACTTATATTGCAAGAACTCCTGTAGATAGATGGGATGGTGTGTTACAACAGAATTGGCCTGCGACACCTATTTCAGGTTAAAACTCCTCTGTTATCTGTTGACTAAATATAGGGTCAACAGATAACGGATAACAGATTACATTATGAGATTAAATAGTAGAATAACCCCAATAGACGCCCCCAAAATAGTAGAAAAATACAATATCCCCACATTAGATTGGAGTGCGGATGGAAACGTAGACGCCTATTTACAGGAGTTGGGAAAGGTCAATATAGACCTTGGAAAAATACATCTATATAAAGATTCCAAAATTCCCGAAGACAATAGAAAGGTCAAAGTTTATGAAGAAATTCGTAAACAAAATCTTGTACCACCAACTAAAATGTTAACTTGGGGTGAATTAAAAAAACACGACTTAATTGACATTGATATGGGTTTGGAATATGAGGTTGAAACTTACCTCAACATGAATTACCGTGGTTACACAGGTGGTATTCACAATCAAGCTGGTGATACAGGACTGACTGATGATGAGTTGAATTCAGTAGGTAGTACCTTTTACCACTCCACGAAAGCCCATTGGATGATTCATGACATCAAAGAAAATGGTCTAGTAAATCCAGTACAAGGATGTCTCTACGCATATCGTAGTAATTGGAGTGACAGCGGAATAAGATATAGACTCCATATCCACCCAGGCTCTATTAGACAATCAATGTATAAAATTTTAGATGATGATTCACTTCCAATTTTGTTAGCAGACCCCTATGATTACCTAGAAAGTCCCGAATTAAGTGTACAAGAACATTTGGATATTTTTGCAGATTCCTCACTTCAAACTACTGAACTTAGTTTAGATTATCATAATGGATATGTGCAAATATGGCCCACCCAGTTGACACCTAGACTAGACAGTTGGAGAAAAAGAGTGTCAGAATTTGGTAAGAGTGTGTTTGAATTAACTGAAGGAAAACCCTTTAACATTTATATTGGATACGACAGTAGACATGAGGAACTTCCAAAGGTTTCTAGAAACAGTATACTAAGACATCTAAATGGTCACCGTTCACGAGGTATGAGTGATTTAGAATGTTTCAAACCCGAAATTAAATTCCTTGACAAATCAAAAATTCCCGAGTATACTAGAGAATATGCAGGTCAAAGTACTGAGTTTACATACAGTAGATTTTTAATACCATACCTAGAAGACTATAAGGGAATTTCATTGTTCATTGATGATGATATGATTTTTACTAAAAGTCCTTTACCACTGTTCATGTTCCTACACCCCGATGATGCCGTTGCAGTGTGTAAGTATGATTATGACAATCTACACACACCTGAAACTAAGTTTGATGGTGAGAAGAATGTCTCTTATCCTAAGAAATTGTGGTCAAGTATGATGGTATTCAATAATAGTCATGAAGACTGCAAGAAGTTGACACCTGAAGTTATTAATACCGAAAGTGGAAAGTATCTACACCAGTTTGAGTGGACAGATATGGTATCCGAAATACCTACTAAATACATACACAATGAGGGGTATGATGATGTTAAACCCGATGCATTTGGGTTTCATTATACAAGGGGAGGCCCTTGGGTAAAAGGACAAGACTGTTCTGATATCACAAACTTAAAAAACTACAACATTGAAAAGAATTGTCTTGAACTAGACGGAGAAATTAACTTATGAACGCACTAATATTTACAGAAAACAACGATTTAAAAATTACAAAAACAAATGGATTGAGGTATGAATTCAATAATGTTGATAAGCCTAGTTTAGGATTTGACTTTGATATTATCGTATATGACGGAGACGAACATTGGAGAATTGAAAAATTCGATGATAGTCAAGACTTTGAGACACATGAACGAATTGACTTGACTGATGAAGAGATGGAATCCATTGAAGTTTATATTGATGCATCCGAACCACCACAGGGAGTCTGTCTTAATGACCAACTGATTGATGAATTATATGAGTTTCAAGATGAGAAAAATACGGATGCAGCTCGTCAGTATGGGTTTGATAGTTTATTAGAATGTAGTTATATAGGAAGACATGGTTCAAATCATCCCAAAAGAACTAATGCAAGATTGGTCATGGAATGTGCAGATGCAACAGCACATGTTACAGAACAGTTGGTTCAGGAAATTGAAGTTACATCTGAAGATGCTTTAAAAACGATGAACGAATATAGAGGATTCTATCCCGATTTATTCAAACCAGCTGCTCAGGATTAAAATTCATGGAAATCTGTGTTATAGATTCTCCTATAAAAATCGAAAAACTGCCTTTAGATAAAATATATGTTTTAGATAATTGGTTAGCTCATCCTATTCATAAAAAAGTAGACGAATCTTTAAAAGGAGCTCGGTGGGGTAAAAGTAATGAAGTAAGGGGAGGTGACCCTACTGGTTTACCAATGCATCAGTTTTGGGGAGCTTCTATGTATTATGATGATAATTGGTCTGACGAAGTGGATAATGGAATAATACTTTGGAGTAAATACCTAAATGAAAGAGTGGGAGAAGACTTTGGGTTTGAATGGGAGGATTTTCAGTATATGGGAGGAAACTCTCAAACACAAGGACTTTATGGAACTATTCATACTGATTGCCCTCTTGATGAAGACCAAAACTTATCCTTTTTATACTACACAAATACACATTGGGAAGACCATTGGGGTGGAGTTTTGAGATTATATGAAACTCCTGAAGATGGTATAGAAACAATACAAGGTTTTGATTTAAGGGAAAACGGAATTCAAATCGCAGAAGTGGAATTCAAACCCAATAGATTGATTATGTTTGATGGAAGAATACCACATGGTGCAGATGCACCAAATCCTTCTGCAAGATATATGGACAGAAGGTCTATAGTAATTCGAGGTGACAAAGTTAAGTTATGCCAACAATAAAATTCAACACATACCATAAAAACGCATTCGACACAACTAAACCAATTCTTACAAAATCGTATAAACCCGATTGGTGGAAAAAAATTCCAGTAAATGATATTGTTCGGGGGAATGTAATTGAGGGAACTATAAAAACTTGTCCTGCTATGCATGACTGGTTGAATATGGGATGGTTGATAGTCGCCAATCGGGATATAACAGTAAAACATGGAAAAGTTAATGGATACTGTGCGGCCGTAGAAGACCTCAAACAAGGAAAAATGCATTCTACACTACCATCACACCCTAAAGAGCAAGTTGGTGAGGGGACAGATTATCAGTTTAATTACCACACTCAGAATGAAGAGGTATATGATGCATTTAAAGTAAGAGTTGAGTGGAGTATAAAATTACCAAAAGGTTACAGTATGATGTACCTAGACCCATTCCTATGGCAAAATAAAGACTTTAAAGCATGGAACGGTGTTATAGATTCGGATAAGGGGTTCAATCACGGACACGACAATAGTAATATTATCATGTATCCTAAACATGGTGATGACTTTGTTATCAAGAAAGGAACACCATTAGTACAGGTAATACCATTCAAGAGAGAGGAGTGGGAATCTGAGTATCATTTACAAACATCATGGAATCATTATGAAGACCGCAGTAGTTTACTGCATCCTGATGGGTCACTTTCAAATGCAGAATTGCTCGAGAGAAACAAGGGTTCTTATAAAAAAGATTTTTGGACTCCGAAAACAAAATTATTTAAAGATGCAAAGGGTGGATGCCCTTTTGACCACGATACACCTGAGACTAAAAACGAAGTTCAGATGGAGTTTGATTTTAAATGAGTGTGTCACTATTATTTCCAACTCCTATTTTCTCAAGAAATTTTCTTGACCCAAATTTGGCTGCAAATCAGGGTTATAACGAAGATTACGCAGAGATGTTGAAGAACGAAATAGATACAATGAGAAGGAAAGACCCCGAAGGTAGAAGAATCTCAAATGCATACACTGGATGGCAATCAAATGATGGAGTTGATGGAAACCCCCTTTTTCAGAAATGTATGAATAGAATTGCAACCTTTTTTCATGAAGAGGTCACTCCATACTTTGGTGTTTCTTCAAAAATTCGTATGGGTAACTCATGGGCAAATATAAATGATAAGGGTGCATGGAATCAACCACATCTTCATAATGGATGTTGGTTTAGTGGTGTTCTATACATAAGTGCAGGAGGGGATGAGGGTGATATTCAGTTTATAGACCCAATGCCAAAGGTAGTAGGAAATATGCCTCATGGAAGACGTAGTAACCCCACTCACAGGATTGCACCATCTACAGGAAACTGTGTATTATTTCCTAGTGGTGCGATGCATATGGTAGAACCAAACTTCTCAAAATCTAATCGATATAGTATATCCTTTAATGTGGACTTGGTTGACTACCACAATAAACCGTTGCCTTGGAATGAAAATGAATATACTTTCGAATTAGATGAGAAAGGTGACCCCATACTGTCATAGATTTCCTAAATATCCGTATGGAATTAGTAATCGACCCAAACATGATTTGGAATCTCTTCCTTACACTAGTCATAGCACCAGTTGGATTAATTGTAAGAAACGTGATGTCTGAACAAAAACGAATAGATATCCTTCTCAATAAAACAAGAGAGGAGATAGCTAGAGACTATTTAACGCGTGACCAAATAGAAAAAGACTTCCAAAGGTTGTTTGACACTATGAACAGAATGGACGAAAAGTTGGATAGACTTCAATCTAAAACATACTTCCAAGAATAGGGTATCAAAGTGTATAAATAGTAGTAAGATAACTATTACTACTGGATTAAACACATGGCAGAACCAAATTCAAAAGCATCACTAAAAGAGTATATCAAGAGAAAACTTGGAGCTCCTGTATTGGAAATCAATATAGATGACGACCAATTAGATGACAGAGTTGATGAAGCACTCCAATATTTCCGTGAGTATCATTACGATGGTTCTATTAAGTGTTATCTAAAACACCAAATCACTCAAGCAGAACTCGATTCCTTCAAGACAAATTCAAGTGTGACAGCTGCAACGACTGGAACTCAAGCAATTGCAAACCAAACTTATGGTGAACAACAAAACTATGTTACACTACCCGAACATGTGTTAAGTGTAATTAATATATTCCCGTTTAGTAATGGTGTGTCCAATAATATGTTTGATATGAGATATCAACTTAGATTGAATGACTTGTGGGATTTAACATCTACAAGTGTTATGTATTATTCTCAAGTTCAACAACATCTCTCACTTATGGACGACATGTTAGTGGGTAGAACACCTATAAGATACAATACACATAGTAACAGACTATACATGGATATGGACTGGAACGGTGTGAATGTGGGTGAGTACATTCTTATTGAGTGTTATAGAAAGTTAGACCCAACAGACATGACTGATATCTATAATGATATGTGGTTAAAGAGATATGCAACTTCACTAGTTAAGTATCAATGGGGTGAAAACCTTTCTAAGTTCTCAGGTATGACTTTGCCAGGCGGAGTTACACTAGATGCAGAAAACATGAAAACAGAAGCCAAAGAAGAGATTACAAAATTAGAAGAAGAGTCTAGACTGAACTATGAAATGCCAGTCATGGACATGATGGGATAAAAATATGCCTACAAATGTATTTTTTAACCATGCAGTATCAACTGAACAACATCTTTATGAGGATATAGTTGTTGAGTCGTTGAGAATGTATGGACATGAGTGTTTCTATCTACCTAGAGAGGTAGTGGAAGAAGATACTATACTCAATGAAGATGTGCAGTCTGCCTTTGGTGATGCATATGCAGTTGAGATGTATATTGAAAATACTGATGGTTTTGAAGGTGAGGGTGACCTCATGTCTAAATTTGGACTGTCAATTCGTGATACTGCAACATTTGTTATATCATTAAGAAGTTGGGAAAGATTTATATCATTAGATTCAAACCTTGCAACATCACTCAGACCAAACGAAGGAGATTTAATTCACTTCCCTATGAGTGGTTCACTGTTCGAAATTAAGTTTGTAGAACACGAAAATCCATTCTATCAAGTTGGAAAATTATTTACATTTAAAATGCAGTGTGAACTGTTTGAATATAGTGGTGAAGACTTTGATACTGATGTTGCAGGTATAGATAAAATTGAAGATGAGGATGCATATAACATAGAGATGACCATGGTAGCTGGTGGTAGTGGTGACTACAATGTTGGGGAAAACCTTACTAAGAGTAGTGTTGTGGTCGGTGAAGTCTTATCTTGGGTTGGTGGAAATACTAGAACACTTAAAGTTAAAGATGTTACCACTACACTTGTAGTTGGTGACGTGTTGGTTGGTGCAGTAACTACTGCACAGTACACTGTGAATTCAATAACAGATGTATTAACAATGTCGAACGATGCACTTGCACAGAATTTAGAATTTGAAGCAACCGACTCCACATATCTTGACTTCAGTGAAACCAATCCGTTTGGAGAACCTTAATGTTTGGAACACATTTTTATAACGAAACTATTAAAAGAAGTGTATCCATTTTTGGTACACTCTTTAATAATATTACGGTAAAGAAGGTAAAATCAGATAATACTGTATTAACTTCTCAAATTGTACCGATATCATACGGCCCTAAACAAAAATGGTTGTCGAGACTTAATGATGAACCTAATCTATCCGATGGAATGAGAAGTTCAATCAGTCTTCCTAGAATAGCATTTGAAATCTCAGGATTTGAATATGATGCAACTAGACAGCAAAACAAACTTATTCGTGCATCTAAGACCACACTTGACACCGATAATACCAAAAGGTCATTTCAATATGCACCTGCACCATACAACATAAATTTTACTTTGTCAATACTTGCAAAGAATGCTAATGATGCATTACAAATATTAGAACAAATTCTTCCGTATTTTCAACCCGAATACACTGTATCAATGAAAATGGTAGATTCAATGACGGAGGTTAGAGATGTTCCCATCTCATTGAATTCAGTTACCATGAATGATGAGTACGAGGGTACTTTTGAAGAAAGACGTGTAATAGAGTATACACTAGATTTTACTATGAAGTTATACTTCTTCGGCCCTGTTTATACTGGTAAGATTATTAAGAATGTTATAGAAAGAACATATCTAACTAATGAAAACGGACAGTTCACTTCATCTCAAATCGATGAATCAGGACTTATTAAAGAGGTTAAACACTATGAACCTGCGTTTGCAGAAACATCAAATGCAGTTGCCGCATCCACAACAGTGTCCTTTGCAACTGCAATAAATAGTTCTATAAGTGTGAATGATGAGGTGTTTGGGACAAACCTAACAACTAATCCAACAGTTTCGAGTATTGCATCTGATAAACTAAGTGTAGTGTTATCAAGTGCAATTACAATAAGTGCAAATACGAGTCTTAAATTTGTGGGTTCAGTAGACCCTGAAGATACATTCGTAGTTGCTGAATCAGTAGATTTTTATGATGACGGTACTTCCCGAGATTTCACAGATGATAAGGTTACCGATGCGAGTTAAATATGACAAAAGATATAGATTCTAAACTAGATGGTGTTTTAGATATCTCTACAGAAATTACTAAAGAGATTAAAAGAGAGACCAAAATAGTTAAATTACCCAGTCGTTCAGAGAGTATGGACAACGACTATAAGTATGGTCGTGAGACCCTCTACGGACTCGTAGAGAGGGGACAAGATGCAATCGATGGAATCCTAGACCTATGTAAGGAAACCGAACACCCGAGGGCGTATGAGGTTGCAGGACAGCTCATAAAGACCGTTGGTGATACTGCAGAGAAACTACTAGACTTGCAGAAAAAAATCAAAGAATTAGAGAAAGAAGACGAACAAAAGATAGGACAACAACATAATCATTTATATGTTGGTAGCACATCCGAACTACAGAAGTTTCTTAAAAAGAATAAAGAGTAATGACTGATTCGAAAAATGAAGGTTATCTAGGTAATACTCTAATTAAGAAAGCTGGTGTAGAAGTAAAATACACCAAAAAACAATTAGGTGAGTATGTCAAATGTTCAAGTGACCCTTGTTATTTCATAGAAAACTATACAAAAATTATATCCCTAGATGAAGGACTTGTACCCTTTATACTTCGGGGATACCAAGACAAGTTAATAAACCACTATAATGACGAAAGATTTAGTGTTGTTCTTGCGTCAAGACAGAGTGGTAAATCAATCACATCATGTGCATACCTACTATGGTATCTCCTCTTTACACCCGAAGTTACTGTAGCGGTTCTTGCAAACAAAGGTGCAATTGCAAGAGAGATGATTGCTCGTATGGTAACCATGTTAGAGTCCGTTCCATTCTATTTACAGCCTGGCGTTAAGATTCTAAACAAAGGTTCAATAGAGTTTGCAAACGATAGTAAAGTAGTTGCAGCTGCAACATCTTCGAGTTCTATTCGTGGATTGTCTATAAACCTCTTGTATCTTGATGAGTTTGCGTTCGTAGAAAATGCAGAGGAATTCTATACTGCAACATATCCAGTGGTAACATCGGGTAAAAATTCAAAGGTTATTATCACATCTACTGCAAACGGTGTTGGTAACATGTACCACAAAATTTACGAAAGTGCAGTTAGGGGTGAGAGTGAGTACAAAAACTTCACTATTAACTGGTATGATGTGCCTGGCAGAGATGAAGAGTGGAAGAAACAGACCATTGCAAACACCTCGGAAATCCAGTTCCAACAAGAGTATGGTAATAGTTTCCTAGGAACAGGTAATACACTTATTAATAGTGCAACACTTCTAGGTATGAGGTCAATAGACCCAACATGGTATAAAGATAACTTCAGTATGTACCAAAAACCCATGCTTGACCACACCTACATATGTACAGTAGATGTTGCAAAGGGAAGGGGTATCGACTACTCCACCTTTACGATATTTGATATAAGTGTTCAACCATTTAAACAGGCTGCAACATATAGAGACAATATGATATCTCCGATGCTCTTTCCTGATATTATAAATAAGTATGCAAAAGCATACAACGATGCCTTGGTTATTATTGAGAATAATGCAGAAGGTAGTATGGTTGCAACACAATTACATTATGATATAGAATATGAGAATGTATTTGTTCAGGGATTGATGAAAGCCGAAGATATCGGTGTGACAATGAACAGAAAGATTAAAAGAATCGGTTGTTCAACAATGAAAGAACTGCTTGAGGAAAATAGATTGGAACTAGTTGATAGATATGCAATCACTGAACTCATGACTTTCATAAATAAAGGTATGTCTTTCGAGGCAGATAAAGGTTACCATGATGATATGGTTATGAATATAGTATTGTTTTCTTGGTTTGTAACCACTCAACACTTTACTTACATGACTAATCATGCAGTAAAAGACCTATTATATGCCGAACAACAAAAAATGATAGAAGACGATATGTTACCAGCTGGGGTGTTCGACACTGGTAGTACAACCAATGGACAAGAATCCTTCGTAGAAGGAGGAGATAGGTGGTTTATAACCCAAGAAGAAATTTCTTAGGGTAAAAAAAGTTATAAATAAACTAGTAAACAACTCTTTTCATAAACAGGAGAAAAAGTATGACATTTCAAGTTTCACCAGGCGTTCAGGTCAAAGAGATAGACCTAACAAATGTTGTTCCTGCAGTATCAAGTACAACAGGTGCTTTTGCAGGTTCATTTCAATGGGGCCCTGTTGATGAAGTAGTAACAGTTAGCGGTTCATCAAAATTAGAACAGACATTCGGTAAACCTTCAAACACAGATATAGGTGCCGAAGACTGGTACACTGCAGAAGGATTTTTAAGATATGGTTCTTCACTAAGAGTGGTAAGACCTTCGTCTACATCACTTAGTTCTGCAAACGCTGCCGCACACGCATCATCAATCATCAAAAATGGTTCAGAATATGTATCTACTTACAGAGACGGTTCACAAAACGGAACAGTTGGTAAGTGGACATCAAAATATGCAGGTGCATTAGGTAATTCACTTAAAGTATCAGTATGTGGTTCTGCAGATGCCTACTACAAAGATAATCAGGGTAATACAAGTGGAGATTTATCAGCTGGTTCAACATCCATTACGGGTGTTACGAATGCATCTACACTATTTTTAGTTAGAGATATTATCACATTTGACGGACACAACACACAATATAGAGTTACTGCAGCTGCGGGAACTACACTTACAATTGAAGCACTAGGACAACCTGCTGGTACTGGTCTTACGACTCCAGTAGATGGTTCAGGAAGTGCAGTTAACATTAACAGATATTGGGAATTCCATTCCTACTTTGACAAAAAACCTGAAACATCAGCAGTTGCAACTGCAGCTGGAACAACAAATGATGAAATTCATGTTGTTGTGGTAGATGAAGACGGACTTTTCAGTGGTGTTGCAAACACAGTGTTAGAAACATATGGTTTCGTATCACTTGCTTCAGATGGAAAAGGTGCTGATGGTACAAGTAACTATTACAGAAATGTAATTGAATCTAAATCTGAGTATGTATACTGGTCAGGTCATGCAACTACAATGTTGACAACTGCATCAGAACACAGAACACTTGCTGTTTCAATCGGTACTGCATTTGGAAGACCTTCTCTACCTGAGAATAGTTCACTAAGTGGTGGAAACAATGGTAACCACACAACTGCAGCTCAAAAGACAGCTGCATGGACAACATTCTTTGCAGATTCAGAAACAGTAGACATTTCATTCCTAATCGTAGGTTCTTCAAGAACTGATAACGGTAGTGGAGTGATTCAAGACCTTCTTACAGACTGGACAACTTTAACCAATCAAGCGATTCTACTTACAGAAAGTAGAAAAGACTGTATTGCATACATTTCACCTAGACGTGCAGATGTTGTTGGTGTTACTTCAGAGTCAACACAATCATCTAATGTTAAAACAACTGCAGATACAGCTACTTCATCTTCGTATGCAGTAATTGATTCGGGTTGGGTATACATTTATGACAGACACAACGACAAATATTGTTGGGTGCCTGCTAACGGTCACACTGCTGGTTTATCTGCTAGGTCAGATGTTCTTAGAGATGCATGGTATTCACCTGCAGGATTCTCTAGAGGACAGTATCTAGGAGTAACTAAACTTGCATTCAATCCGTCACAATCATCTAGAGATGACCTATATCGTGCAAGAGTTAACCCAGTGGTTACATTTGCAGGTCAAGGAACAGTGTTATTTGGAGATAAAACTGCATTAACATCACCTTCTGCATTCGATAGAATCAATGTAAGAAGATTATTCATCGTCTTAGAAAAAGCAATCGCAACTGCAGCTAAAGCTCAGTTATTTGAATTCAACGATGCTTTTACTCGTGCTCAATTCAGAAGTTCAGTAGAACCATTCTTGAGAGATGTAAAGAATAGAAACGGTGTTATTGATTACTCAGTGGTATGTGATGAAACAAACAATACTGATACAGTTATTGACAGAAACGAATTTGTATGTTCAATATTCGTTAAACCTGCTCGTTCAATTAATTATATTACTTTAAACTTTGTTGCTGCTAGAAGCGGTGTTCAGTTTGAAGAAATTTACGGTGCAATTTAACAGGAGTAATAAATGGCAACAATAGACCAATTTAAAGCACAATTAGTCGGAGGCGGCCCTCGTGCCAACCGATTTAGAGTATACTTACCTCGTGCTGGTGAGAAAATAGAATTTCTGTGTAATGCAGCTCAAATTCCTGCTGGAACACTAGGTGTGATTACACAACCTTTTAGAGGTCATAACCTCAAACTTGCAGGAGATAGAAGTTTTGCACCTTGGACAGTATCTATTCTCAATGACGTAGAATTCTCTGCTAGAAACGCCTTAGAAGCGTGGCAAGAAGAGATTCAACAACTAGACAGTGGAGTCGGTTCAACAACTACTGATTACCTATTGTCTCGTGCGTTTGTAGAACAATTACACAAAGATGACTCAGTCCTAGCGAGATACGAATTCTTCAACATGTTTCCTTCAGAAATTGGTTCAATTGCATTGGACTATGGTACTGAAAACGAACTAGAAAAGTTCGATGTTACGTTTGAATTCTCTCACTGGGAAAGAGTGATTTAAGACTCTAAAGTGAAAAATACCACCAGCAAGGTGTTATAAATATAGTTATGGAAATATTCGGATTTGAAATATCCCGTAAAAAGGATGAACTAAGACAAACAGATGCGTTACTTGCTAACAAATCTTTTGTACCACCAGTTGAGGATGACGGTACCCCCGTCATCCAAACACAACAGGGTGGATTTATCTCGGGTGGAGCTTATGGTTCCTATGTAGATATGGAAGGTGGTATCAAGAATGAGTCCACCCTCATATCAAGATATCGTGAGATATCACTTATACCTGAGTGTGACTCTGCTATCGAAGATATAGTTAATGAATGTATCACAGCGGATAGTTCAGATAAGATAGTGTCACTCGACCTTAGAGATGTAAAACTCTCTAGTGGAATCAAAAAGAAGATGGGTGACGAGTTTTACCACATCTTATCTATGATGAAGTTCAATCAGAACTCTCATGAATTATTCAGAAAATGGTACGTTGATGGAAGGATTTACTTCCATAAAGTCGTGGACGGAAAACGACCAAAATTAGGTATTGTGGATTTAAGAAATGTTGACCCTCTTAGAATTAAAAAAATAAGAAATGTTGACAAGAAAAAAGACCCAAAAACTAATATAGATGTCATTACTAAGGTAGAAGAGTTCTTCCTATTTAATGATAAAGGATTTCAAGATGGTGGTGCCGCAGAAGGTAACACTGTCAGAATAGCACCCGAAGCTGTTACTTATACAACTTCAGGACTATTAGA